ACACCGCAAAGGGGTAGGGGTGTGCTTTCTCTTGCGCAAGGAAGTAAAACTTCTCTGTCGGCAAGCCAACGGCTCGACAACCAGCCAGATAGAACGCTGCCTGCTGGTGGTACTTGAACGTGTTAACCGCACCGCGAAAGCCGCGGGGTGAAGCGTCACGGCAGGTCTTCAAGTCCCAGATGTCTTTGCCGGTATGCCAGTCGAGCTTGCCCTTACAGGGCTGATTGTTCCACGTGAAACAGATCGTTAGCTCAACGTGGTCACCCTGCTTCGGGATGTAGTCAGCAACAACATCACGTCGTTCCATGCACACGTCATACAGGTCTTGCTTGACCGGCGTGCGATCACCAACGCCCTCGAGCCACTTGGCATACTCTGCCTTGCCAGCTTTGGTGCGCCGATCCACCACCGGTTCAATCGCGTATTCATCGAAAAACTTGTGATGCTCGAGGAACACCGAGTGCTGCACACGGCCCTCGAGCAAAGCAGGCGACTCCTTGAACACGCCGTTCTTCCAAGTGTACGGACACTTGGCGATAGCCGTCAGATCGTGAGATCGCCACGCAGGGATTGAGTCGTAGGTTGAGTAATCAAGGTCTTCGTATATACCGGGTTTGAAATCCATCATCTTCTCCGAGGTCACAGAACAGAAAGCAAGTAGGCGAGCAGCCAGATACTTGCCGCGAGGGTCACGCCATACAACAAACCTTTCTTTGTTTCGTCATCCAGCATGGCAGTGAAAAGTCCCGTCTGTCGGGGAACGCGGACGGGCACACGCAAGGAGAGAGTGTGTTCAGCCCCCTTCCCCTGTCTCGTCTCCGACCACCCTGACGAGCAAGAGCATGAAAGGCCACTACGCCCGGTCGAAATAGTCCCGCCTTTTTGGCCCAGCGGACGGGAACGCTGTTGGAGGGTGTGATGTGACCCTTAGCCAAGACCAAATCCGATAGCTAACCCGATACCGAATGCGCCGAGCATGGCGTATCCTGTATAGATAGGCAACCTGCCAGACGAACATATTTTACCAATCTTCACAGTGCCTCCAGTCGTTTGATCTCTGCATCAATATAGAACCGGATCTTTTTTGCATCGCGCAACCGATCACTGTGAGATGCTTGTCCGTAGCGATAAGTGCCACGAAATATCTCGCCCATCTGGGCATTCATGTCTTTGTACGAGATCAGGTCTTGCAGCTCTTTGGCACCCTCGGGCAACTCGTAATACGACGCCGTGGAGCCATCACTCACACTCACGGCTGGTGGTGCAGCTATCGAAACCACAGGCGCTATCTCTGCTGCTCGAGCAGTGACCTCGTCATCACACATTTTTTTGCGTACCGCCCACGCACTATTGTAGCTGCACCTTGCCCACTCAGCGGCTTCTCTCGTCGTCGCGTCGGGATTCATCCTAAAATAAGCGCGCAGCTTTGCCGCTTTAGTATTCTTTGCCATCATCTTTTCCTAGAACGGTATATCGTCTTCAAAATCGTCTTCGACAACGACTTCTTCTTTCTTCGGTTCCTCGCCACCCTTGGCGAGTGCTGCCTGCATCTCAAAGCATGGTGGAATCTGTTCTTTGCCCGGCTCATCGCAACCAGCAATCTGCCACTGCATAAACGACGGCAGTCCCTCGAAGATGTCGCAGGCTTTCTTGCTGGCTTCACAAGATTCACCAGAGAACTCTTTCATGTAGTCTTCAAGATCAAAGATCACCTGTTCGTTTTCTGTGGCAGTTTTTTTCGGGCCACCATCCGCACAAAAGACGCCGGTAACTTTTTCTTTGCCGCCGCTGGTCAGACCAACCGTCAGCTTGCAAGTGACACCGAGGATCTTCGTAATGTCAAAGCCTGCCAGCTCTTTTTCGGTGAACGGTTTGTTGCGCCAGCTTTGCAAATGCGACCGCAGTTTGGCGTTTTCTCGAAGGCTCAATCTGTATTTGTGAAAGATCGACATGGGCCTGTCGTCTTCGGTTCTGCAAGTCGGTAGCTCCCAGAAAATAAAAATACTATGCTGTTTGTTCACTTCGTCTTGGAACTTATTCATCGATGTACCGGCGTCTACGATTTTGTAACAAATCGCATCGTAGGTGCCTTGGGGAACCGGCTGGTAGTCACCACCACCACTGTCTGAAGCCATTATCGCCATCTGCTTTTCCTTGTGTAAATGTAAAAAGTTGCAGTAGTATGCACTCGGCTACAAATGTGATGCAAGGAAAAATGTGATGAGTTTGAAAATACCTGACAAGGGCACCAAGAATTTCAACCGACCGCTGAGTGGTGACATACGATCTGAGTTCATCGATTGGTTGGCAAGTCACGGCATGACGCCAGACCCCAAGAAAGGTTTGGTTGTCGGGGGTGACGTAGGCCGTGCTTACAACGACAAGACCAACAAGCTGCACGGCTGGTATCAGTTGTGGGTGGATCAAGAGATTCCCTACGGGCATCTCGGTGATTACGTTGTCGATCCCGAAGAACCGATCCAGAAATGGAATCCACAAAACGCTGATGCCTATGAGATGACGCCCGAACAAAGGGCACAGTTTCTCGAGCAACAAAAAGAACAAAAGCGCCTGCTCCGACAAGAACAAGAAAAAAGTCGCAAAGAGACACAGGCAAAGGCGAAGCAAATCTGGGATGACTTGTCCGAGGATGTAGAGAACAACGGTTACTTGTTACGCAAGAAGGTGCTGGGCCACGGGGTTCGACAAACACCCGCGGGTGAACTCGTTGTCCCAGTCAGCAAACTCAAGAAAAAAAAGGGTAGCAACAAGCCAGACATCGTGTTGGTCGGCTTGCAGTACATTCACCCTGACCCAGACGCTGAACTGGGCAAGTGGTATCTCAAAGGCACAGAAGCAGGTGGTGCTTTTTTTGTTATTGGTTCTGACTTGATGCGCGATGCTCACACGATCAATTACGTCGAGGGTTACGCAACGGGAGCCAGCTACTTCGAAGACATGAGGCAACCGGTTGTCGTGTGTTTCAGCGCAGGCAACTTGAGCAAGGTAGCGCCAGAAATCTGTAAGTTGCTCCCCAAAGCCAAGCACGTTTTTATCGCCGACAACGACGAGAGTGGCGCGGGTCAGGAGGCAGCAGAAAAGGCTGCGCGGTTGGTTCAGCAAGAGGGATCACAAACTGAAGTCAAGATGCCGCTCGAGCGTGGCGACTATAACGATCAAAAAAACAGGGCACAGTCAGAGCCGCTCGAAGGCGAGTATCTGCCCGAGATGCACGTCACGCAGGAAGTGAAGGCGCAGAAGTGGGAGAAGAGTGCGACTAACAAGATGCTCAACGTCAAAGAGAACGTGCGAGCGGTGCTCGAGATCAACCAAATCGAGGTGCGCTACAACGTCATCAAGAAGGATCTTGAGATCAACGTGCCGCACCAAGATTTTGTGGCTGACCTACAGAAGGATGCGGCGTTAGTGGAGGTAGAGAACCGATGCCGACACATGGGGGTGCCTGCGACCAACGTGCGCGATTACCTGAAGCTGCTTGCGGTCGAGTACAACCCGGTGAAGGATTGGATCGAGAGCAAGCCATGGGATGGCATTTTTCGTCTCGAAGAGTTTCTCGGCACGATCAAAAGCAGTAACGAACCGCTGAAGAAGATGCTGATGAGGAAGTGGCTGCTGTCTTGTATCGCTGCGGTCTACGAACCCAACGGTGTCGCGCTCGAGGGCATTCTGGTTTTTCAAGGTGAGCAGGGGCTAGGCAAGACGCTCTGGTTCAAACGCTTAGCCGATTACGACAAGGGTTGGCTGCTCGAGGGTGCGACACTGAACCCGAGTGATAAAGACAGCGTCAAGCAGGCGGTGAGCCATTGGATCGTTGAGCTTGGGGAGATCGAGAGCACGTTCAAGAAGAGCGACATCGATCAGCTCAAGGCTTTCGTAACCAAGAAGGGTGACGAGTTGCGCCTACCTTACGACCGAGCGTTTACCTCTTACCAACGACGCACGGCCTTCTATGCGTCCGTGAATGCCCGTGAGTTCCTGACCGATACCAGTGGTAACCGACGGTTCTGGGTTGTCCCGGTCACCGACATAAAAGCCGATCACGGGATCGATATGCAGCAGCTCTGGGCCGAGATTAAGGAGACGCTGTACGCCAACACCGACTACGATTGGTTCCTGAACAAAGCCGAGAGAGACATGCTGCAAGACTCGAATGAGAGCTATCGCACACAGTCGAGCGTCGAAGATTTGATCCTACAACACGTCAATTTCAACGGGGTCAACACACGCCCGGTACAGATGACACAGCTCCTGCGAGACCTCGGAATCTCGCAGCCGCGGGTGCCCGACGTGAAGGACGCGAGCAGGGTACTCAACGCAAATGGGATGGAGCCGCGACGCAGTAACGGTAAAAAAGTGTACGACCTCGAGTATACAAAAGTGGAAGTGGGCAATGCGGATAAGTTCAGTGGCGCTTGGAAAGACGAATTTTAGAGGGTACCTTGATTCAGTACACTGTCTTTTTTTTTCTAAGTCATTGTTTTGTAAGCTCTTTTACACAGGGTAGGGTAGGGTACCTTATACAACATTTATATTATATTAATTATATATAGTGGAGAGTGTGCAGTTATTGTTTGTAAAGTTTTTATATTCACGAAAGTTTTTAGGGTAGGTACCCTGCACCCTGTACCCTGTGGATAACTTTGGAGGTGGGATTATGTTTACTTATGAACACGGTGAAACAGAGCAACACAACTTCGAAAAGTGGCGATGGATGAACCGGACGGAGCGAGAGGAATTGGGGGTAGCGCCTCTTTCGGAGGAAGAGGCGCGGTGGGTGTTCAATCAACTCAAGGAGAGCGGATGGCTGACGACAAGCCAAAGCGAGGACGACCCAAGAAAGCTCGTCAGCAGTTAGTCGAAACACCCGAGGCTTTTCTCGCTGACGAAGAGGCCGGGATCACAGAGATGCAGGCCAGCTTCGTGTGGCATTACACGGAGGGTGCGTGTGGGCAGACGGAAGCGGCTCGACGTGCGGGGTTCTCATTCCCAGCGTCAGCAGCGACGAAGATGCTCGACGGCAAGACGTTCCCCAAAGTTACTCGAGCGGTTCGAGTCAAACAGGATGAGCTGCGAGAGAAGTATGCGGTCACGCCGCAAAAGACGGGAGCTATGCTGTGGAAGATCGCGGAAACCAGCTTCGAGAATGGTGCGTACAACGCAGCGGTTAGCGCGGTGAAGGAGCTTAATCAGCTTGCCGGGCTGACGATCCATCGCAGTCAGAACCTCAACATCAACGCAGACTTACAGAAGATGACCAAGGACGACATCAAGGCGCGGCTCAACGAACTGCTGGGCGTAGACAGCGAAATGAGGGATCGCGACCACTGACTGTGCCGGTTTGATAGATGTGAAGATGCAACATCGTTCTGACCCCTTCTCCCGCCCCGCCCCTCAAAATCTGGGAAAAATGACGATATTATGTTAAATAAGCGCAAAACGTAACAAAATCAATGAGTTACGCGCCACGTTGGCGTGTGCGCAGGCGCGTCATGACCGCGTGTCTCTGAGCAGAGGCGATACGCACCCCTTTACCGTTGGCCCTGTCCTTGGTTTTCTCGCGTCAGACCGCGTACAGAGCGATCTCAGGCGATCCCGTGCGCAACCCTAGGATCCCTATGGGGTCAGAAAAATCCCTGCGAATCGCGTTAGATTGCGACCCCCGCACCCCCCTGTATCGCGACGCCGCGTGACGCTGTAGCTATAGCAAGGTTTGGCGCAGTCAATACTCAAAAATCTGCAACGCAATAGATAGGAACCCTATCCGCTCGGTTTTTGCTGGAGAACTCAAAAACCAAGAGATGAGCGGACAGGGCTGGTCTGGGAGACCAAGGCAAAGGTATCCGTATTCCGATTGTATTTCAGTTTTTTTTCAACGAAACTCGGCCCCATGGCAGACTCACGCACCAAGGGAGCCGCTTTCGAGCGCGACATCGTCAAGCGAATCAATACATTCGCCGACGATCATGCCCTTGGTTTCACCTGTAAGCGCAATCTCGACCAATATCAGACCTCTGACCTTTGTGACATCAGGATCCCGCGGCACTCGATTGAGTGTAAGGCGTACAAATCGGGCTGGTGGTTTCAAACTGCGTGGTGGAAACAGGTCTGTGAGGCGTGTGGCGACGATATTCCTGTCTTGATTTACAAATTCAACAACAAACCGATACGGGTTTGTATACCTTTGTACGCTATCAACGAAAATTTGCCGCGAGATAACACTCGAACAGCGGTTATCACGCTTGATGAGTGGTTTGAGCTGCTTAAATTGTCGTTTTCAGGGCAAATGGAGGCTGCGTAGTGGGCATAATCAAAAAAGGCATCATCCGCGCCCAGATCAACGACCTCGGTTTGTACAGCAAAGCAGAAGATGTCGCCGAAAAAATGCGTCAAAAGAAGGGTCGCGGCGACGATATTGAAAGATTCTTCAGAAAACAGGGTGTGAAGGCTGAAGAGCTAGAAGCTCTCGGTCTGACAGACCTGTTTCGTCAAGAAAGGGTGACTCGTCAAGAGATCCTAGACCGAATCAGCCAAAATCGTATCGAAATGGAAGAAAATGTCAGCACTGGGCCTGACATTCCAGAGCGAACTTTAGATTACTACGAAGATGAGCTGACCATGGAGGAGGCTTATGGTCCAGACTACCTTCAGCAAGAAACAGATTTTTTTGCAAGTGATGTAAGTCCAGATTTTTTTATTTATGACGACGCCGTCATTGAGGATTTAGCTCGCGATCTTTCTGCTGATCAAGCTGAAATGGATCAATTTCAGATTGATTTGAAAAAATATGAAAACTTCGACCTGCCGTTTGAAGACCTGCCAGAAAAAATACAAGAAGAACTGCGCGAGAGAGCAGAAAACTATGTGATTGAGTCATACGAAGAGAACCCCATCCGTCGTGTGACTCTGATATCTCAACCAATAGATGAAAACATCACAGGGCAATTAGTTGGGGACGACATTGGCGAGCTGCCGGGCGCTGCTTTCAGTTACTCGCTGGTTGGAAACGACGAGGTTGGCTATGGCATCAGCGGACTTGAAACCGGAGTGCCACCACAGATACGTCGGCAAATAGAAGATGCAAACATCTATTCTGCAGAAGAAGCTTCGGTTCAACTTCAGTCCATCGCCTACGAATACGAAGATTTCGACTTTCCAGAAGCTCGCCAAGGCCCTAAATGGGGCCAATACACACTCGATGAGGGAGAAAATTATCAAGAGGCACGCCTCTCACTACCAAGCAAAGGCAAAGTAAAGTTCAAAGAAGGCGTTCACTTTCCTGATGATATTAACAACGTCTTTCACATTCGCACGAAAGACCGCAAGGGGCCTCTAGGCACTAAGATCCTCTACGTCGAAGAAGTTCAATCTGATTGGGCGCAAACGGGTCGAAAGAAAGGGTTCAAGTCTGAAAAGAAGGTAAGAGCCGCTGAAGCAGCAGCAGATCAAGTCATCGAAGAGGTGAGGCCGCTGCTCGAGAAGCTCAGTGAGAATGAAAATCTAGCTTACCCCTCCGGACAGAATCGTAGTTACGGCAACAATTTTTTGGGATCGATTACATCGTTAGCCGACGCGGCTCGACAAATCGTAGCTGGAAACCGCTCACTCGACGTGGTTGGAGAGATATTGACCTCTCTCGAAACGGCAGACAACATAGCGAAGCGCGCCGCTCGTAACGTCATCTCCGAAGACTTCTTCGAGGGCCGCACTACTGCTCAAAAAGTACAAGACTACGTTGAGTATGGGGAAACCTATTTGCCTTCGTTCTATAGCGATCTTCCTGCCTCTGGAAGACGATATATGTTTGCACAAGAGGCGTTGGATTTAGTCAGACGAGCGGACGCGGGTGAGGAGTCGGCCAAAGGCACTTTGGCCAATGTTGAGCGAAAACTGTTCGCGAAAAAGTACGGCAACCTTGACGCGATGTTGCGGGAGCTGCCGGGCGCTCAAGAAACCTACAACCGCATCAAGGCAGATCAGAAGGCGTTGCTGGAAGGCGTAGGCATTGACCCGACTCTTTATGACAAACTCAGGCTGTCCTTGAATAAGGCTGACCCCGAGGGCGCAAAACTGCGAGCCGAAAAAGCACAACGCAGTTTGGCCGAAGAAGGGCCATTTGTCCTCGACACCGATTCTTGGAACAAGCTGGCGGTCAAATACATCTTCAAGAAGGCCGCTGAAGAGGGCTACGACGGGGTAAGTTTTGCTCCCGGTGAAGTGCATGTGGATCGCTGGGGTGATGAAGGCTTGCGCGTTCAGTACGACCAGAACATACCAAGAGCGATCAATTCTGTGCTCGGCTTAGATTCTCCGAAGCCTGAGAGAAGGCCGCAATATACCCTTGCATACCCGACAAAAATTGACGATTTGCAGCAGTATCTTGCAGGGCTGGACGCGGGTGAAAAGCAGAGAGTCGACGTCACTGCGCCCTCGAATCGACCGGATACCATGGAAGTCGAAGGCTATGAGTCTAAGGTTTACTACTTAGACGATCTAACTAAAGACGGCGAAAGCATCCTTGAGAAAATGAAAGCGCCTTCAACCATGTTTGGTTTCGCACCTTTGCCTCTGATAGCGCCTCAAGGAATCGTCGGGTTGCAGGGTTTGTCTTCAGACGAGGCAGAAGAACAAGAACGCAAGGTTCGCGAGTTTGAACGCACGTTCCCTGATGCACCTATCAAGCAAAGCTCAGGCATACTTGGTGCTCTACGCGGCGCAGGTGAAGTAGGTTACGAGGCGATTTCTGATCTTTTGATAGAACCGTTTCTTGGCATGAGTGCGGCAGAAGCGGCTTTCGAGATGGGACTGACACCCCAGCAAGCAGAAGCAGCTCGTCGTCGCGCAGCACAAGCGGTAGATTTCGAAGTCACCTCACCAACCGGGTTGCGATACAAAGAAGTTTTGAAAGGCGGTCTTGACGATCTAAGCAAGTATTTGATGCGTGAGGGCAGCATGGGGCAAACGCGATCCGGTATGCCGATCTATGGCGTGAGAGACCCCGCGCAATACCTGATTCAAGAAGCTGTCGTTCCAGCGTCAGAAGCTGTGACGGAGGGCGCTCTTGGGATTATTGGGCTAGACCCGCGTGATACTCCGGAGATGGAAAAGGTGCGCAAAGAAGCGGCAAGACCATTTATTGAAACCGTTCAGCCGATAATATAGCTTGCTTGACAAACTCCGCGGTCACCTTAACCTCGACTTCCTCGTCTTGGTGTAAAGCCTCAAGCAATACGTCCTCGATCAAGTCTTCGAGCACATCGATGTCGAGCAGGGTTTTCACTGACATTTCTACCGTGACCGTCATCTTCCTCATTACACACCACACATCCCGTCGCACTCGTCGCCGAAGTCAATAACGATCTGATCTTTCGCTGGATCTGAAAGGTCTGCTTCATCAAGAGGCACAAGTGATCGGTGTATGTAGATCTTGCTTGTTGTGCCACGGAAGTCATCGCGTATGTGTTTGTCCACAGCCACCGCCTGCTCCCATGACTTGGGGTCGTTGGCTTTCATTTCGCGCCACGTTTTGTTGTCGTGATACGGACAAAAAGTGCAGGCGCTTTTTTTCGGAAGTTCGTTGTATCCGTTGTCACGCATCCAGCGTAGGCAATGCCAGCGAGACATTCTGGCTTCAATCAGCGGCCAGCGATTGTTGCACCATTTTTCTGGCGCATCTTTCATTCGTTGGATTTCGTCTGTGCTGATTCCTATCCACTGCTCGACAGTGTCAGCCGGGATACGCTGGCGTGGTTTATATCCAGCGAGTTCGCGAAGTTTTTTTTGAATCGGGGCAATTTTGTAGTCACGGGTGCATTGACGCATCAAGATGCCTTCACCATAGCCGCTGGGTGATGCAGTAAAAAATGGCGGCGATGCGCTTCGATCTTCTGGGTTCATAATGTCATCGAGCAGACTACCCCTTGTGACGCGCAGCACGGGGAACGGCAGTTGACTCTCCAACCAATCGAGCCACTCGTAGATGTGATCAGGTTCCGCCTGCGTGTCCGCAAAGATCGCGTAGTCAGGCATCGGAGTGATTTCACCTTTTGCTGCCATCAGCGCCATCACGCTTGATTGTACGCCTGCTCCGAGACTAATCACCGTCAGCATCGATCCCTCTCTCCTTTTTCCATTTTTTCACGATGTAATCTGCCTCTGGCCCCGCGTCGTGATGACGCTCGAGTACATATCGGAAGACTTTCATCCCTTTTTCGGAGTTAGGTGGGTGCTCCATACGAAAGTTTGCCATGTCCAGCGTTTGAAAGTATTTATCCATCGACCATCTCTTCTTTTCCTAAGACCGCAGATCCTATAACGGTCAGGCCAAAAATGCTGAGTTTGTCGCACAGTTCACATAACCGATCTGGCGTGAAGCCGGGCAAGCGTAGTATTTCAAAGTGAGTGAACTCGCTGAGATCCGAAACACTGTGAATACCCATGCCAATCAATGAGTCCCTTGTCTTCGGAGTCAACGCAAGCTCTTCGATGTCGTCGCTGATGACGCTTGAGTTTTGAACGAATCTATTCATGGATAACCTCCAGCCCTTCAAGCCAAACATTCAAATGCCCAGCCTTGTATTCTTCGAATGCTTGCTCGACCAGCTCTGGTCTGCCAAGGCGCTCAGCCTCGGCATTGATCGCCGCTCGCTCGATTACCCCGCTTTTCCAGACCTTGTGATCGTCGCTGTACTCGAAATACCAGTCGTGGTTGCGTAGCATTTCAATCAGCATACTCATAGTCGCTTTCACTTGAGTCATGACGTTTTCAACTCGTCGGGACGCACAGCCTGCGCGCTAAGACGCGCTATCTCTTCCATCGCTGCACGCTCAAGCGCTTGGTAAAGCTCTGGGCTACGATCTGCCAATATGTCTAACATGCGCTCGCGCTTGTTTTTGGAAATGGAACGACATCGGGGCATTTTTTTTATTTGTGCATCTAACGCAACAACCTTCTGGACACACTCTCGAATGTGTTCCAATTCCTGCCAGCTATATAACCGACGTTTTTTTATGTGCCCTAATTTTATTTGCTTGATTTGTTTAGCAGTGCTTCGCGCGGTTGGAGTTTTTAAGTCGTGGATACGCGTCCTTGGCGGCACTTTGTACTTGCGACGAAATTCCGCTATTTCATGCTGCAGTTTAGTTTTTTGCAGCGTTAACGCCTCGCGGTTCTCATCTGTCTCTATGATATGAGATCCCATATCGACATAGCCTCGCCGCGATCCGCGAGTAGAGTAACTGCCAGTGCGCTTAAGTTTGTCTGCTGCTTTGTGGTTGTTCAGACTATGTGCCATAGTTCATCCCTCCTGCCATGTCCGCCAGTTCGTCGGCTTCGGCTATCTTGAAATCCATCATTCTTCCGCCCTTCGTCATTTGGTTGAGAGTCCTCGCATTTTGCGACGGTTTTTGCGGATATTTTGAAGCACTTTGAAACTGAAGCCTCCGTCTGGCTCCTCCCACGGCTCCCAATCTTCTTTATATTTCTTTTTGCCAAACGGCACTTGTTCGATTTCGCCACCGCGAGCTATGAACTCTTCTATTGTTTCTTTGTCATCCATCATTCTACTTTCTCCCCGAACTCAGCCAGCTTCTTCTCGATGCTCGTCCACCGCGCCTTCAGCTCAGCCTCTTCATCTTTGTCATGGCACTTGTACCAGAAGCAGGTGCCGATCAATCCGTTCACCCGAGGATCGTCTGCACTGGCACGCATCAAAGTCGTTAGCAGCTCAATCTCTTCGTTGGTGAACTGAACGTATTGTGTTTTCAGCTTAGTCATCACGCCACCTCCTGCACTGGTTCAATGAACGGATTGACTAAGGTGCGACGTAGCTCGCGATAGATTGCCTTGAAGGCATCGCCGTGCGGTTTGTCACAGGTCTTTTTCAGGTAACGAGTGAAAGGGCCGTACCGTCTTTGAATGTGGTGCGACACCTCATGTGCGACCAAGCACTTGAGCAGCAGCTCAGGGTCTGTGCAGTTGGTGATGCTGCCAATCACGGGATCTTTGGCAAACGACTTGTATTCGTGAAAAGAGGTGAGGCTTTGTCGATAGTGCCGTACATCGATAGAGATGCCCTTGGCACCCCCAAAGCTGCGTTGGTTGCGATATTTGGTTGTGACTTGTATGCGCGCCAGAGCATCTGCGTAGGTCAAAGGTCTAACCCTCGGGTATGTTACTCCGATTTGAACCTCGTACTGCTTCTTACAGATTTCTTTCAGGCACTGCTTTGCAAACCTAACGACGAGCTTATGCTCTTCGGGTGTGACGTTGCCACCGCGCTTTGAACGTATAGTCATTACAGCTCCCTCACAAAACGCATGTCAGCCTTGCTGATGCGCACGTTGCCGAGACTCGGGAACCTAGCGTGGTTGTACTTGGTGCCGACTTTGTAGATCCAGCCGTTGCGGATGCCAGAGTCATGGTGATAGCGCACAGGCGTAAAGCCTCGGTTGCGAACTTTGCGCTTGGTTGGGTTTTTGATTTCGGTCTTCATCACGTTCTCCTTAGTTGTGATGCAGACATCTTACCATATGCCGTGTCTATATGCAAACCCTTATATTTGTGTCCACTGAAAATAAACGCTTGCACATCGACACGGATACACCTATGATGCAGTTTCACTTACAGGAGAAATGTGATGACCGATAACGTAATTGTGACTCAAGCCGCTAAACGCTTTACCCTTGAGCTTAACAAGTTCGCGCAGCAGCACGATCTACAGCCTGTTGAGGCTATGTTGCTGCCGGGCCTGTTTCGCAAAGCCGCGAAAGTGGTTGACCAAGCGGTTCTTCGTTTTACTGAGAACGCTTTTGAAAATGAAGAGTTGGGTTTCTTTCTTGCGGCGCAGGCTCGTAAGTTAGGCGCGACGGATGAAGCGAAAAAGCTTTGGGAAGAATACTTGCAGGAGGGCGCAGCGTGAGCGCCCAAGATAAAAAGCGTTACTACAACCGAGTGCGCCGTACCTGCCTCAAGCACAACATCGAGATTCGTTACGACGGTGTGCCAAAGGCAGTCTACGGCGTGGAGCTGGTCAAGGATGGTGTGGTCATGTTTGCTGACCGCACCGACGACAACATGCCGCTAGACATCAACTGGCAGCGGCTGCACAACGAGATGACCGACTACGGTTACAAGGGTGGTGTGAAATGAGCAGACCGTTGAAACAAATCAATAATATATATGGCTACGTCCGTGTATCGACTGACGAGCAGGTTAAGTCCGGTATATCGCTCGAAACTCAGATGCAGCAGATCAGCGAGTTCGTGCGCGAAAAATACAACCGTGAAGTCACGCAGTTTTTTGCCGACGAAGGTATCTCTGGCACACACGCGGTCTTGGATCGTCCTGCCAGTCGAGAGATGACGGACGTGATTGATGAGCACGACGTGGTCGTCTGTACCAGACTCGACAGGCTCTCACGCTCCAGCTCTGACTTGCTTGCGTTGATCCCCAAGCTGCAAGAGATAGGCATCACGCTTTTCTTCTGCGAGCAGTTTGGTGAGATGCCGATTGTCTATCCTGACGTTGCCAAGACCAAGGGCTTGGATGCCAAGTTTGATATGAATCACATGGCGAACCAGATCATGTTGATGGTCTTGTCTGCAGTCGCCGAAATCGAACACGCGACCATCAAAGATCGCTTCGCCGCTGGCAAACTCGACTGGGCATCCCGCGGCTACGCCATCGGCGGATCTGCGCCATATGGCTATCGTCATAAAGAGGTGAAAACTGGTAGCAAGACCCGACAGTATCTCGAAGAGGTGCCCGAAGAACAGGCGGTGCTGAGAACCATCTATCGTCTCGACAAGCGCGGCCTTGGTGCTCGCAAGATCGCGAAGCAGGTGAACAGCTTGCACGACATACCTCCGATTACCCACTCCAAGGTGCAGCGAATCTTGAAGAGAAAATTTCAGGGTTTGCCCACAGCAGCATAGGCACTATGATGGTGGCTTCAACAGGAGCCACCGATGACGGCTGAAGAACAAATCGCTGAAGCTATTCGCATCCTCGAGGACTCGCTCGCAACGGACTTCATGACAGACTCTGTCAGAGACATCATGACCCGTGCGGTTGAGAACTTGAAAAACGCTCAGAGCGGCTAGATGTCAGACCAGACACTGACAGGCTGGGGACGCGGCACATGGGGTGAAGCGGGCTGGGGCACATCCCTGCCGGTTGAGCCAACGGGTCTTGCCGCCACCGTTTCGGTCGGCTCAGTCTCGGTCGTTGCGAAAGCCAACATCGTACCCACTGGGCAAGCTGCCACTGCCTCCACCGGCTCAATACAGATCGTTGCGAAAGCGATCACGCAAATCAGTCAGGGTGTTAGCGCGACCGCAGCAGTCGGATCAGTCACCACCGTCGCAAAAGCCACTGCCTCCCCGGCAGGTGTCGCTGCAACAGCAGGGGTCGGTTCGGTCACCACTATCGGCGTCAACCGTATTGTGCCCGACGGGCAACAGGCGACTGCAAGCGTCGGCGATATTCAACCGGTGGCTGGAGCAATTGTGCAGCTCACAGGCGTTAGCATGACTGCATCGGTCGGGTCAACCAATGTTTATGGCGAGATAGACACGTCGCAAACGCCTAACTACAATCAAATCGATGATAGTCAGACTGCGAGTTATTCCGCGGTCAGTACAAGCCAGACGCCTAA